CACGAGGCGAGCCACCCCCACGGGGGGAATGAGCTGACCGCGATGTCGATACCCTGGGCTCAAAGTTGCGCTCCGGAAATCGTCGTCAACTCCAGCACCACCAGAGCTCCAGCACCCACTCGTCATCCCCGTCATCATCGTCACGCCGCACCGTGCCCCGTGCGCGCCCAGGTACGCCCCTTTGGCCTCGTGCGCCGCAGTACACCATCGACGAACTTCTTGAGCTCTCGATCACGGGCCTCCTCTCTCGAGGTATTCAAGGCCTTCTCGACATCCACGGACATCACGTTCACCCAGTGCATCACGGCCATCGCCAGCGCATCCAGTCTATCGTCGTGCACCAAGCACCCTTTGAGCCTGGTGATCCTGGTGAGCTGGTAGAACAGCCGATACAGGTGCGCCGTCTCGGCATCCTTGCCAGCGACGGAGTCATAGTCCTTCTGGATCAGAGCGCGGCTCACGATCAAACGGTGAGCCGTCATCACGGGTTCCAGGGTGTCGATGATGCGCAGCTCCTTCTGCTTGCTCGACTTCACCTCTTCGATGCCGCACGGGTACACTCGGTACACCACGGGCTTCAACAGTTGAGCGAACATGCCACCGCCAAAGTTCTCCTCCACCAGGATCTTCTGGACCTTGAACCGCTCAGCGATGCGCGCCAAGTTCTCCATGGTGTCCTCGCCGTAGCCCTTGAAGCCGCCGGCGTCCAGCAAGAAGAGCTGGCCGTGCATCATGGCGACCACAGCGTACCCGGTCTCGTCGCGTCCCTTGCCACCTGGGTCGACCGCCATGACGACCCCGGTATACTTGGTGAACCTCGCTTCGCTGATGGTCAGCGCGTTGTACCAACGGTCGCCTCGTAGACCGACGTTCGGCAGGTCTCCTGCTGCGCGCTCGGGCGATGCGCCCCAGATGACCTTCTCGGGACCCATCTCGTTGTCGAGTGGGTACACCAACAGGTCGCTGAGCTTGAGCGGGTACAGGTCACCGTCGCTCAAGCGGGTGTCCAACATGAACTGCAGAGCGAACCCGGCGCGCCCGTACGACAGTTCACGGGCAGCGATGTCCAGGTCGGTGAATCGTCCGGGCTCCACTGAGGTGCCCCAGAGCGAATCGTCCGCCGAGGCAATCCAGGGTGACAGCCTGCCGGCGTACGTCTCGCGCTGCTTGGGGTCGGGGAACCGGATGGGCCAGATGCGCACATCGTACCCACGCTCGGGCAACAGCCGGTAGACGGAGTCTTCGGTCTGAGGCGTGCCCAGGTAGATGATGCGACCACCGGGCTTGATGAGCGCGTCGAACTCCTTGATGCGCTCGGCCAGCTTCTCGCGCTGGAGAACGGTCTCGGAGTTGTTCGGGACTTCGATGTCGTCCGCGATCAAGATGTCGGCGCGCATACCGGTTGCCTGGCCAAAGATGCCCACGGAGGTAACCGAGGCGGTCTGGCTTGCCCGAGCTGGGCCAACGTCGAAGCAGATCATCGACTTGCGCTGACCGTCCCGTGGACGGAGGTGTTGCAGCGCGGGGACTTCGTCGATGAGCCTCAACAGGAACTGCGTGAACGCGTCGGATCGTTGCTTGGACGCGCTGACCACCACAACATTGAGTTGGGGGTTGCAGTACAAGACCCAGAGGCAGAACGCCGCGGTGATCCAGGACTTGGAAGCACCGCGGAACGCCTGGACCATGGCGCGGCTTGGGCCGTGCTGCAGATACCAGGCCATGTCGCACTGGAGTGCGGTTGGGTCGGTGAGCTTCAGGTGTCGCCAGATGACACACAGAAACAGCCTGAAGTCCTTCTTGAAGGGGTCGTCGGCACTCATGCGGTCTTCACCCCCGGCTTGAACGTCGCCAGGACGTCCCGGAGTTGACCGAGGTCTGCCGAGCTGGTTGGGAGTGCCTGGATGTTGTTCTGGCGGAGCATGTCGCGCGCCACGGCCATCATGGCCGGCGACGCTTCACCGCTCTTGACGGCTTTCAGGAGCTGGCTGATGAGCGCGGTGTGCAGCTCCCTCAGCATCTCCAGGTCGCTGCCGGTGGGCTTGTTACTTGGTTCGTCCATAGTTCACCTCGAGTCTGCCGCGGATGAACGCGACGTCCTCGGATACCTGGTTCAGCTTGGATTCGATGCGCTCGGCGTACGCGTCCATCTCCGCCGCCTTGCGCTCGAGCTGGTCGATCTTCTGGGCGTGGGTGTTCTGCACGATGAACGGTGAACCCAGGGCCACCACGAGTGCCAACAGGACACCCGCGGTCTCGATGTTCTTGCGATACTTCTCGGGCATGGTTTACCCCAGCTTGATGATGGTGACCTTGAGAGAGACGTGACCAGACAGCCCGGTCTCGGTGTTCTTCTCCCAGTAGTTGCCTCCGGACGTGACACTCTTCGCCTGGACGCTGAACCTTGCGCCACCAGAGCCGATGGACAGAGGAGCCTCCAGCGACATGACCTGAGCGTCACCGCTCGAGGCGGTTACAAAGATGGACTCGTACACCGAGGCAGGCAGCGGCGTGCCGGTTGCGACGGTGCCGCTGACGTAGTTCAGACGCACTTGGCTCTTGCGAGCCGAGCTGGTCCCCCACAGAAACTGCTCCACGCGGATGATGTAAGTGCCCTCTCCCAACTCGAACTCGGCCGACGACGGGATCGTGGCCCAGCTTGGGAGACTGCCAGGGAGAGCGAGAGCGATGCCCCCGCTTACGGCGGCCCACGAGGTGGTGAGCGTGCTGTCGGCTGTTGCAGTGCGGGTGAGCACGACGCGGTCCATCGACCGAAGCACGTTCGTCAGGTTCTCACCGCTGAGCACCGGGAGTGCCGCGGTAGACCCGCTCGCGGGGGAGATCAACGTGGGCAGGTTGCCCACGTTGGTGCCGGCGTTCAGGTACGCCGCGCTCCCGAGACCCAACGCGCTCTTCACGTCGTTGGGGGTGATGAGCTCGTACGCGCTCGCACCGCTGTTCGTGCGCAAGAAGTAACCGCCGCGCGCGCTGATGTCGGGGAGCTGGTTGCTGCCCACGCTCAACAGGGTGCGCATCTCGGCCGCCGTCTTGAGCTCGTACGCCGGCCCACCAGAGGTGGTCGTGACGATGAAGCGGTTGTTGACCGGGGTGGGGATGGGGGTGTTGCCCAGCAACGCCTGGACTTGGGCCACGGTCTTCGTGGTCCACTCGTAGCCCGCGCCGTCGACCTGGGAGACCGCGAACACGTTCGCAGCTCCAGGCTCAGGCAGGCTGGTCGTCGCCGACCCACCGGTGCCCGAGAGGTTCAGGCCGTCGATGCGCTCTTCGACCTCCTCGAGCTTGTACAGCGTCTGGAGGAACGCGTTGTTCAAGTCGCTCGCCAGAATAGCCGAGGAGTCATTGAACTCGACGTACTGCTCGGAGACATCGGTGTCGCGCTTGATGAGCACTTCGTCGCCGCTGTCCGGGACGGTGGTCGTGGTGACCGTGGTTCCAGAGACGGCAAACGTCGTGTCCTCGGTGCCGTCGATGAACACGCGGACGTGGTCGTTGCTGAGTACGGGGAACGTGATCTCAAAGGTGTCGTCACTGGCGTCGCCGGTGTACGTCACATAGCTTTCAGCCATGGTTTCACTCCAAAGGGTTGATTCACCGAACGGTGAAAGCGGTGCACCAAGTGTCCCCGGTGCACCGTTGTGGTTTACATCTCGCTCAGCCGCCGAAGAACAGCCACGGTGGACTGTCCCTGGGCACTGGCGACTCTCATCTCTTTGGCCGCTGCCTTGATCTCCGGGAACTCCCGGAGCATCTCGATGCGCGCCTTGCGCTGGTACGCCGCGATGATGTTGCGTACGCGGACGACCTTGGGGTTGTCGTTATCCGACGAGTTGACCGGGTCGGGCAGGGTGTCCCAGACGGGCTTGTTGACCAAGGCCTCCAGGGCCTGGTGTATGGTCTTGCCCTGGATGGTCACCTTGCCGACGCGCTCGAACATGACGTCGTACGCCTCACGGCCGTTCTTGCGAACGCTGCGGAGGTCGATGCCCTCCCACGTCGTTGCCGGCGGGTGGAAGCCAAAGCGCAACGAGGCGAGCTCGTTGAACACCTTGTCGCCCACGTTGCGCGACAGACCGACGGGAGACATGAACGTACCCCAGCGATCCGCAGTGGACCCGCTCGCGTCATTCCAACCGAGCCACCCCGCGTTCGGGGTGACGGGTTCGCCGAGCAGGTTGCGCCGAGGAGGGACCTCGTCGGACATGCCGGGAAGACGACGGCGGATGCCGTCCAGGACGCCGCGGGTCTCCTTGAGCGTCGGGTCGTCCCCGAACGCCTGGTCGTACCGCGCGAGCGCGGCGGGCACGAGCGACCCAGCCCGATTGCTCAGGATCTTGGTCGCCTGCGCGCCGGTGGGGTTGTTGAGCAGAGTCATCAACTCCTGCACGCCCGTGAGGTACGTCTTGCTCGTCAGGTTTCGAGCGAAGGACCAGATGGCCTTGGTGGCTACGCCCTCGGTCTCTCCACGGCGCATGTACGCCATGCTCTCGGACGCGTCGGCCACGATGCCGAAGATCGAGGAGAACGGGTCGAACCGACGGAACTCCAGGTACTTGGTGGTGCCGTCTTCGTCCTTGATGACGAAGCTGTACGGACGCCACCCGGTCGCCTGGAGAACCTGCTTCTCCTCGAGGTTCTCAGGACCGCCGCCGGTGATGAGACCGTTGGCCGCGAGCCACGTCGCGTACCCCGTGATCCCGAACGCGGCGACCATCTCGCCGCGATGGCGGAGAACCTCGTCCGCGGTGCGCACCTCGCCGTGCTTGGCCATGTGCGCCTCTTCCATCAGCCCGAGGAACGGGACGTGACGGCCGGCGGCATGGAGCATGTTCACGGGGGCCTTCAGGAACGGCAGGAACAGATGCAGCCAGGGGTTCTTGGCGCGCAACCGATCCAGCCCCGGCCCGAGGTTGCCCAGCATCTCCTGGGTGAAGTTGACGCTCTGGGCGTACTTCACTGCCTCGAGATGCAGGAACTTGTCGGGGTCGGTGGGGTCCAGAGCCGCACGACCGTAGTCGTCGTACGCCTCGGTGATCTTCTTCTCGAGCGCAGCCGCAGCCACCAGAGGCTTCTGCGCCTGGGGGACCGCGGCGTTCTGCCAGACTTCCACGTCGACCTCGTCCATCATCTTCATGCGGATGAAGGCCTGGTAGTTGAGCTGGGACCAGAACTCTTCGGCGGCCTGGTTCAGGACGAACGGGACGCGCACGAGGCGGCCCCAGCCGTCGATGGCCTGCTTCACGACAGGCGTCTGAGCCCACGAACCGAAGTTGTCACTCTTGATGACTCCCATCGACTCGGAAGCAGTTGTAGCCTGGAGGGTGTTGATCTCGGTCTTGATCGTTCTCAGGACCGATCGGACGCCCCTGAAGCCCTTCTGGCCTGCAGGAGGGGCAATGGCGACGGAGTACGCCATGTCCTTGAAGGCATGCGCGACCCCGGTCATCAGCCTCCAGCTGTTCTTCACTTCTGACAAACCGTTCCCGCGCGCGGCTTCCACCAGGGAACCGAGCATACGGGCCATGGGCTGGTAGAAGGTCTGGATCCCGCCGCTCAGGGTGTTGATGCCCAGCGTCGGGATACCGCTCAGGATCGAAGCCTTCCAGTGCTCCAGGAACACGTCGAGCATCCCGTAGGTCGCAGCGTTCCGGGCGCGCTGGACGGTCTTGGGGAGCTGGCCGGTCTTGGAGCCGGCCGTGATGACCTGGGCAACCCTCTGGATGCGCGCCTGTTGAGCAGGGGTAAGCCCCTGAGCAGGCGGTGGCGCAGGCAGTGCGGGGTTCGTGCCAGGGGCAGCCCCAGCAGGATTGCCCCCACTTGGCTGTGGAGGCGCGCTGGGCGATCCTGGAGCCGCGGGGGCACTGGGAGTGGGCTGAGCCGGCGACGCGCCAGGAGCGATCGTAGGGCCACCGGCGGGGGCCGGGGCTGCTCCTGGGGTTGGTTGCGTAGTTGGCGTCGTCGTGCCGGCGGCCGCGGCGTTACCCTTGGGGGCCTTGGCCTTCTTCGCGGGCTTGGGGGAGGTCTTCACGATCTTGCCAAGCTGAGCGTCGACGACCGTCTCGGCGGTCCTGGCGAACGCGTCTGCCAGCGCACGGTCGCCCTCCTGGCGCGCCTTGTTGGCGAGCTCGGTGTACTGCCGCGCGTTGTCGGTGTTCAAACCAGCCAGCATGTCCTTGAGACCCTGGACCTTGGCCTCGTCCATGTCACCGACGGCGATGTTGCCCGAGGTCACCGCGACGGCCGCGGCGCGCTGGGTGCGTGCTCTCAGCTCACCGACGTGGCTGAAGGAAGACAAAGCATCCATGACGCGCTTGAGGTCGCCCTCGTCGGTCGGGACGCCCTGCATGGCCTTCAGGTCCACGGCGCGCGCGGAGTCAGCCAGTTCACGGGCGAGCGCGTTCTCCATGATGCGCAGTCCGACGATCTTGGCGGCCAGAGAGTCGGTCTGCTTTGCGTTCGCCTCGAGCCAGGAGATGAACTCCTTGGGGCGCATGGCCAGGTCGTTGGCCATGACCTTGATGTCATCGAGAGTCAGCAGGTTCTTGATGTGCTGCGCGCGCGAGCCGCCAAAGGCGGGCTCAAAGTCACGGAGCAGACCAACAACGTCAGCGTCCTCGAAGATGCGACCCTTGTTGATGTGCGGGCGCATGGCGTAGACGGCCGCGGTGGGTTCGTCGAGTCCGTTTGCACGGGCCTCCTCGAACGCCTCCTTGATCCGTTGCACCATCTTCGGCCCGTCACCGGGGTCATCCAGGTACGGGTGGTCCCAGGCCCACGGGGGCAAGAGACCGATCTTCTGATCGGCGAACCGACGGTCCTTGGGATGGACCCAGTCAGGATCTCCCTGAGCGGGGATGCTGCCGTCTGCACGGCGCATGTGCTTGCCGGAGTTGACCCAACTGTTCTGACCACGGGTCTCCGTCGTGAGCGCGGGGATGGCGTCACGAGAGAACATCGACGCGTGCGTCAACCAGGCACGCTCTTCGCCCTTGGGGCCGAAGGTCGAACCGTCCGCCCCGTGACCGAAGACATCGTGGACGAACCGGAACACGTCGTTGACCGTGACTTCATACGGCTTGCCTTCGGAGTCCATGATGACTTCGCCGGTCTTGGCGAGCAGCGGGTTGTCAAGCTCGCCACCAGACCCAGTCCCGAAGGACGTGGTCTCGTCGTTGTTGGTCTTGAAGACGTACAGCCGGCGGTTGGTCTCCAGGTCTTCGATCATGGCCTGGGAAGACGCGTAGCTGAACTTGCCGGCGTCGGGAACCATCCTCAGGCCCTTGGACTTCAGGAACTCGTACTGGGACATGGTCTCGGTGGCCAAGGCGCGGTACGCCGCGACCACCTGGGGGTTGGTGGGGTCGTGCTGCATCTCGTCGAAAGCATCGGCGAGACGCTTGGAGAGCTCCTGGTCGAACTGGGGCTTCTCTCCACCGCGCACTTTGGGGGCACTGGGGAACGATGCGGTGTACTCGTCCTTGAGGGTCGAGGCGATCTTCGACGCCTTGGGAGGAGTCGTCGACGGCTTCGTGCGCAAGGGGTTGGCACGGTTCCAGTCGGAGCCGAGCATGCGGTCGAACACATCGCGCTGCGAGTCGGTGAGTGTGTTCGTGAGCGGGGACTTGACGAGGTGCTCGTAGATCGAGGTCATCCAGTCCTTGAGCGCAGCGAACACGCCGACCAGGTCAGACGTCGGAGCCTTGCCCGTGCTCAAGTACGTCTCGAAGCCTCGGGCGAACATCTCCTCTTCGCGGACGGTCCACTTGTTGGGGTCGACCACGCCGAAAGCCTTGGCGGCCTTGTCGTGCAGCTCGGGAGCAAGCTCGGCGGCCTGCCGACGCCAGATGTGGCTGGCCTCGTGCAGGAAGGTGGACTTGTCGAAGCTGGTGGATGGGTCGGCGTTCTTGAACAGAGTGACCATGGCGCGCCCGTCGTCCATGAACTGGACCTGCCCGCGCGCGCCCTGGCTCAGTCGGTCTGATCCCCCAGCTCCTCCAGGAACTGCGGATCCTGCTCGGCGACCACCTCCCACAGCTCCTGCAGTTGGCTGTCGGACATCGAACTCGATTCGGGGTCCGGTTCGAGAGGCGGTTCGTTCACGCCGGAGGGCGGTGATTTCTTCAGGGGTTCGTCCATTGATGACATCTCCTGCGGCGTCGGCGAAGTCATCGAACTCGATGCGCTGCGCTCCCATCCGCTTGTACAGATCCTTCTCGTGATACCAGAGGATGGCCTGTGCGGCGGCCATGTTGACCTTCTTGCCGTGCTTCTGCTCGGTGATCTCCAGCGCACGCTTCATCGCCGTGCGCATGGCTTCACGCTCTTTGGAGTTGCGCGGAGCAGCCGCCGCCCCTTCTTCCAGGACGCGCATGCGGTTGGCCCAGCGATCGACGGCGTTGCCGTCCTCGAAGCCGCGGGCCTCGAAGTCCTTCTGGAGCTTGGTGTACACGGTCTGCCGGTACGCCTCGTCCTTCTTCAGCTTGGCAAGGTCGACCCCGGCGAGCTGTTCAGGAGTGGCCTCCGCGAACACCTCGTCAATCTGTTTGACCTGGCGCGCCATGGCCTTCTTCTTTGCTGCCTTGGTTGGCACAAGAGAGCCACGGAGCCGATTCCAGGTACGCGCCCACCAAAGGTCCATGGTGAGACCGGAGGCGTGCCCGTCCATGTTCGCCAGGAAGAGACCGACCTTCGGCCCCAGCATCGACGACCCAGGGAGCTTGGCGTTGACGCCTTCGCCGTTGGGCTTCTTGATGCCGTCGCGCACCATTTCACCGACGGTGCGTTCATTGCGGAACATCTTCCGCATCTCCTCGAAGCCTACCGTGTCCAACAGGTTCTGCACCTTGCGGACGTTCGCCTGGATGGCGGCGATGTTCTTGCCCGAGAGCTTCGCGCTGTCGGGATCGAACTTTCCGGTTGCTTTGTAACCCTCGAAGAGTGAAAGTGCACCTTCAATGTTCTGGTGCACGTTGTTGCCCTGGCTGGCGATGGCCAAGGCGACCTTGAACAGGTACTTGTCGGGAGTGTCGCCCGCCTCACCCAACGTGGGGTGCTTGGCGGACAGCGTGGTGAACATCTCCTCCACACGGTTGTTGTACCAGTCGGGGGACTGCTTGCCCAGGGGCTGCTCGAGAGCGAACGCAAGCTCATCCGACAGGGCCTGCGCTGTCTCCTCCATGGTCTTCGGGGAGAAGTCGCTGGCCTTGTACTTGCGCACCGCGGCCTGCCTCTGCTGGAGAGCTTCCTGGAGATCCAGGGTGCGCACACGGCCGCCCTTGCCCGAGGGCGTGACGGTGAGCCTGTCCTGGCCGCTAAACACGGGGGACGATCTCAGGATCTGCTTCAGCGCGTTGGGGTCGATGGTGCCATCCTCGCGGACGGTGAGACCAGCGACGGCCTTCTTGTACACGTCCTCGAGGCTCTTGCCGGAGTGCACAGCCAACGTGGCGAACATTCGGTCGGTCACGTCCATCATCTTGCCGGCGTCATCGCCGTACGCCCCAGCCAACGCTTCGGAGAGCTGGGTGCGGACAGGTCCGCTGCGGTCGAACTTGGGACGCTCCCAGAGCTTACCCTGCACCAGGGCCTCGGCGTCATCGGGAGAGAGCTTGCCCTCTTCAGCCAGACGCTTCGCATCCTGGCGAAGGATGTCGAATCGACGAGGGTCGATCGGTGCGTCAGGATTGCCGCGGATTGCGTTGAGACCCTTGTGCGCCCCGTAGAAGACGCCCTCGAGTGCGCCGTCGAACAGCACACCAGCGAACGCCCCCTCGACCGCGCCACGCAGCTTCTGGAGAGCCCAGTGGTCATCGGGGTTATTGGCGAAGGCCTTGGCCCACCAGTTGTCCTCGTCGAGCGCGCCCATGTCGACAGCCATGTCGGTGAGCGTGCCGTCGAAGCGCCCTTGGGCGACCAGGTCCATGGCGAACATGCCGGCGGCCTGCTTGGAGAAGAAGTTGGACGTCAGTGCGCGCTTGCCGATCTCGGAGAACGAGGCAGCCCCGGACGCCGCCGTGCCCGCCGCGCGCGCGGTGTACGCCGCACGCGTCATGGCAAAGCCGCGTGTAGCAGAGCCCGCCGCGCCCATCAGCATCACCGGAGCGGCCAGACCGCGAAGACCGATGCGGCCGAAGATGGTGCGGCTGCCGACGCCGAGCTCGTCGATCATGTTCTTGTCGAACAGGGTATCATCCTCGAAGAGGTCACCGCCAAGCTCTTCGATGCCCTGGTCCAGCGTGTCGTTGATGCCCACGCCGAAGTCCATGATGGCCTGGGGAGCCATCAACGCCAGCTCCGCGCCGACATCGGCGACGGTCTGGAGACCTTCGTTGTCCGGGCTGTACGCGCTCTGCGCGGTCAGGATGTCGCCCAGGCCACCGGGCATGTACTCTTCGCCGTGGACGGCCTTGTTGATCTTGTTGGCGATGGCACGCCGCACGACGTACGCGGTGTTGTTTGTGGCAGCGGTGTGCCGCTGTGTGTTGGCGACCCGCTTGAGACGCTCGCGTTCGGAGCGTTCGTACTCGGACTCGCCGGGGAGTTTCCCGGAATAGACATCGCCGACGATGTCTCTGGATTCTTCCATGTGTCTCCTACTTTCCTGAGAGGACCTTGTTGAGGTCGTCCCTTTGTTTGCCTGCAACTTCCTGCACCGACTTGGCCGCCTGGAGAAGCTCGGCCGCTGTCGGGATACGCACGGGATAACCCATGCTCCGGTGGCCCAGCACCTTGAGCCCCGCAGCCTCCAGCGTCGCGATGTACTCATCCAATGGGACGCCCTCTATTGGGCGTCTCCATAAACGCGTGCCGTCTTGGCTTTCGATAATGAGCAGCAGGTCGGGGTCGGCGCGGTACTTGTGCCACCCGGCGATGCGCTTGGAGGTCTCCTGGGACTCTTCGGCTTCCTCGACGCGCGCCTTGGACCAGGCGTCGTAGTTGCCGCCCAAGGCGACTTTGGCCATCGAGTCGAGGAACGCGTCCTCGCGGTAGTCCGGGTAGTTGACGGCCTCTGCCCGCATGAAGTCCACGAACGCGGGGAAGTCTGCTGGCGTACCAAGACCACGGGCCATCTCGTCGAGCGTCTTGCGGCCTTTGCTCCGGAGCTCCTTCAGGGAGCCGAACATCTTGAAGCCGGCCGTCATGGGGACCGGGGTTGATCCGGGACCTTGGTGAACTGCCGGCCCATTCGGGGTGAACGTGAAGGACGTTGGCTGGGTGAGCACGCCGGCGTCGTCGACGACCCTGCGCTGAAGCATGAGTCCCGCTTCGTACCGCTCGTCCGCGGCCTGTGCTTCCTTGGACTCTGTGGCCTTCTTCAGGTACGGCCTTAGCGCAGTCTGCGCGGCCGATGCAAGCTCATCTGCGAGCTGATCGGGAGGGAGGTCGCTTGGGATGCGTGAGGCCGCGATGTTGAAGGCCATGGACGACTTTGCCAAGGCCTCGAAGTACAGCGGGTCGACATACGTCTGCATGTCGCCGTTGGCGTCCTCGCGTTCGGTGGTGAGCGTGTTCTTCAGCGTCTGCCGCATGAAGTCCGCCTGGTCATCCTGCAGATCCGCACCGAGCTCCCTGCTTCGATGGATGAACCCGACAATGATGCCCTTCTGGGTCCCCACCGTGAGGCTCGGGATCTCCTTCAAGGTCTTGATGAGCTCCGGCAGGCTGGTGGCGTATAGGGCCGCTTCTTGAGCTCTGCCAAACGAATCCAGGTCATCCTCAGTGACCCGGTTCACCGGGTTCACAAGGTCTGCGTAGTCGCCCAGGGTCTTAGTGGCGGCGGCCACGTTGTAGCTCTGGTCCATCACGAGCAAAGCCGCCACGACGTCCTGTTCGATCTTATCGAGAGGCTCACCATTGTGCACCCGCTCCATACCGTTGCCGAGCACGTCGCGGTACGCTTCCTGCTCACCGGCCTTGACAACCGATTCCCAGGTCAGCGCAAGCTGCGCTTGGATTTCAGGAGAGAACGTCGAGAGAGCGGCGAACACGTCCTTCTCGGTGAATGGCTTGCCCGTCTTCTTCGAGTTGAGCCACGCCACAGAGACAGCCTCTTTCGCCTCGTTCACCTTGCGCGCGTAGGTGCGCTGTTCCGCGGAGTACGCCTCTTCCTCTTCCCGGCGGATGTTGTTGGCGATGGTGTCCTTCACGCGCTCGACGGTGCCGGCTCCCAGGGTCTCCTGGAGGGACTTGCCGTCCAGAACGATCGTGTCCATGATCTCCTGCATGTCGTCGATGGAGCGACCATTAGACGTGGTCAACGCTTGGGTGAGAGCACCCAGAATCTCGGTCGGCTGGAAGCCGTGGGCTCTTGCAGCGGCCAGGCGTGTGTTGATCGTCTCGGCGACCTTAGCGGCCGGGGTGGTCCCGGCGACCTCAGCGGTCGACGGGGGTCCGACGACCTCAGCGGCCGGCGTGGACCCGGCGAGCGTGGATCCGGCGAGCGTGTTGGAGAGCTCAGCGATCAAGCCCTGCCGGCCCATCGCGGCGCGCTCGTTTGCACGGCGCGTCAGGTGCTCTCCGATGAACTGACCACGGAACCGGTCGAAGCTCTCGCCCACCGCGCGCAGCTCATCAGGACGCAGGTCCTTCATGTACGGGTCGAGCTTCTGGCTGAGCCAGCGGTCGACCGCCTCGGGGTTGTCGTCCGCGCGCACGGGGTCGGTCTCGTACTCCTGGGCGACCGTGTTGGTCAACGCCGTGAACTCTTCGCGCCTCACGAGCTGGCGCATGAACGAGGCCTTCCAGGGGTTCGACTCTGCGTCGATCTGGCCAGACTCGACCGCTGCGTTGAACTCGCGCATCGACTTGAGCTGGAGCTTGCGGAAGTCTGACTCAGCCTCCAGGGCCGCGGTGTTGCGCTTGTTCGCCATGTAGTCCGAGGAGAACTGCTGGAGCTCCGGCTTGAAACGCGAGAGCGCGCCGGCAAGCTGAAGCACGCTGTCGCCCGCCCCGGCGTCCCCGCGGACTTCTCCGGGAGCGAACATATCGACCGGCCGTGCAGCCGGGCTGAGGGATACTCTGCTCATTATCTGCTCCAGAAGGTGGCCCGCTCGTCGGGGGTCATGCCTTGGTTGAACTGGTTGAACCCGCCGAACAGGTCGCCGCCAAGCCCGACCAGCAACGCCGAGGTCGAGGGACCGCTGACCTTGTTGGGCGCGGCCTGGGCCAGACGACTCTGGAAGCCCGCCGCCATGGACTGACGTTCGGCGACGCCCTGCTGGCGACGCCACTTGATGTTCCTGTCGAGGATGTACGCGTCGGTGTACTCGAGAGACCTGTAGGTGTCGATGAGGCCCTTGACGCTGTTGCCGCTGACCCCGCGCGCGGACGTTACCGCGGTAGCCGTGCCGATGTTCGCGGCGTTACCCTTGGCCAACCGGTCTGCCTCGATGGTCGTCGCGGCGAACTCCTGGTCGTCGCGGATGGCGAGCTGTCCCAGGTTGAAGCGGTACTCGTTGGCGGCGGCGTCCCCGACCGCTCTGTAGCGTTCGTTCTGGACGCGCTGCTGTTCGGCGGCCTGCTGGGCTTGGCCGTAGTACGCCATGCCGGTGGTGGCTGCGCTGATGGCGGTGCCAGCGATGGCCAGGTTCGCGCTAAGCGCGGCTGATGCCGCCGCTGCTGCGGTCGCACTCCCCGCTGCCGCCGTAGCCCCGCCCATCATGGCGGCAGTGACGATGCACATAGGTGAACTCCTTGAACGGTGCCCCAAGGGGGCCGAGGGGTGCCTCGTCCTTGAACTCCGCACCCAGGTAGGTGAGCCAGTCGATGCTGGCGGTGTTCTCGACGGACACGAAGTTGTAGAGGGTCCCGTACGTCCAGGACCAACGATCCAGAAGGTCTCTGGCTGCGCGCGCAACGGCCTTGCCGCTGTCGGAGAACCGAGGTGTGCCAACCATCCACACAGCGGCCCGGCCGTCGTCTCCGGGGACGACCCCGAAGATCCCAACGGGGACACCGCCGCGGCGGATGGCGTAGACCTCACGGCTGAGTGCCGCGCTCATGTCAAGCGCGATGTCGGGGTTCAAGCCAGAGGCGAGAACCGCTTCGACCTTGTCGATCTCTCTGAGACTACGCCCCACGACATTCAAGTCGCGGGGCGTTGCAAGGGTGTAGTACGTCATAGCGAAGAGCTCTCCATCGTGACCGATCCGTCCCAGTCGGCCGAGACGAACCAAAGAGGCCACCAGGTTTCGGATGTGATCTCAACACGAGAGGCCTCGGCCTTGTTGAGCACAGAGCACGAGGCACGTCCGTCGATGGGCTGAGAGCCCACGGGCCAGCCGACCTTCCACGGGTGCACCACTTTGACTGCGTCTTCGCGGTGCTCGCGGATGGTCTTGAGGTTGAAGGGGCCGGCAAAGCTGTAGTTGACATTCCACATCGTGACCTGCACGCGCGCGGCGCGCACCGCAGCAAGCCCGCCCGTGGCGTCCTGCTTGGTCACCAAGGCCTGGCCGAAGCGGTAACGGCTCTCGTAGGTGAACCCCGCGAGCATGGGCTTCGAGGTCCAATCACCCGTCAGTGAGGTGATCTCGGTTCCCGTCTTGATGACGCGGTTGGTGCTCAGGTCGATGACGACGGACGAGGCTGTCGGAGTCCACGGGTAGGCGACCGTCGTGATGTTGGTCGCTGAGTCGTAGCTCGCCGTCGCCTTGTCACGCCCGTCTTCGGTGGACGCGAAGCCCACCAGTGCGCCCGACATCGCTGAGCTGTTGGACGAGCTCACGTCGGGGAAGATCACGTCGATGCCGATGCCACCACCGCCACCAGGTTCGTCGACCGGTGAGTCAGGAACACCGCTGGGCGGGTCGCCGGGGACCGGTTCATCAGGCCCACCGCCGCCTTCGTCGGGATCCGTCGGATCTCCGCCGCCACCGGTCCCGCCGCCCCCGCCACCACCGCCTCCGGTGATGCGCACGAAGCGCGTGTTGACCGAGGCTGTACCGAAGGCGACCTTGCGATCCAGGTGCACCGGCCAGTCGCTGTCGACTGTCTTGGTGTTGGCCGGGATCTCGAGGGTCTCGATGGTCACGCCGTCGTCACGCTGCATCAGGAGCATCAGTGTACTGCCGACGACCTCGTGGCTGATGATGCGATTCCCGAAGCCCCACACTCCCCAGCTTGCGATGACGCGCGAGCCGTTGGGTGTGTCGAACCACTTGTAGACGAAGAGGTACGACGGTGCACCGGCGGTGCGAACGAACAGCACCTGCTCGGACGGGCTGGAGCTCATGTACACCGGTGTGCCGGTCATCAACTGCGGGATGGCCGCGCTGATGATCTGGCCGTTCTTCAGGCGACTCGAGCCGTTCACGGTGTACTCGCGCATCGCGGTGTACCCGCCGGTCTCGTTCGCCAGGAACATCTTGTCTTCGTTCACCACCGGTCGGCACACGTCGTCCACTTCGTACGACGAGGCCAAAGGTGCGCTGAAGTTCGCCGGGGTCACCGCTTGGTCGCCGCCGACCACGAGCTGTGCCTTGTTCCCGATCAGGAACAGGGACTCAGCGAACGATACCAGGTGCTTCAGGTTGAGCACCGTGTCTTCGCTGAGTCGACCGGGCGTGAGATCCACGTCGATGGGGTCCGAGTCAATGACCTGGGACGCAGAGCTTCGCCAGGTGTTGAACAGGTCAGCAGAGCGCGTAGCGAACACGGATCCCTTGTAGGCGAGCCACAGTCGGTTCTGGAACACCGCAGCCGAAGCCAGCGATGATCCGATGAACCCAGGAATCGGGACGGTGTCGTCGTCCCCGGCCACGCGCTCGGGCCAGGTGGCCTCGGTGAACTCGAAGTACACCTGGCCGGGAGTGCCGGTCACCGACCCCGAGAGGTTGTCGACCTTGCGCTCCAGAACGTGCGGGAGGGTCGTCGCGTCCAGGGCGTACGTTGACCCAGGAGCTCGGCACTCGGTCCAAAGCCCACGGGCCTCGCCGCTGTCGGTTCGGTCGGTGGTGTACTGGACCCAGTAGTCGTCCTCGGACTCGCCTGGGTTTCCAAGGATCTTGCAGATGTAGTCGTCGGGGGCGGTCGGAGGGAGGCGGTCAAACGCTTCGGCACTGTGCTGCACCATTCCCAGGCCCGCGCCTGCAAGGGAGTCGTAGGCCTCGAGATCGAACGCTGCGCCGTCTTCCACCGTGCGCGCGATGGTGAACCACGATGCGCCTGTGGTGTGCGTGATGGTGTACGTCCCCGTGATCGTGGCGTGGGCATTGAGCATGGCCACGAGCTGCTGGGCGATGTACGAAGTCTGCAGTGTGCTCACGTCGGCCGGGGCACACAGGAACTTGACGCTGTTCGCGCCCAGGGTCAGCTTGTACTCCGCGCCATAGGAGCCCTGTTTCACCCAGACCACCGCGGTAGAGTTGGCAATCGTGGTGGACGTGGTGGACGAGGCGCGCGTGGTGATCCTTCGGTTCAGGATCATCCATGTGTCGGCAAGACTGACACTCAGCAAGTCCTTGGAGGGCGTCGAGGTGTTCAGGTACTGCATCGTCTCGGGTTCGGCGATGACGGGGTACTCGGTTCCCTCGAAGCCCACGACGCGCAACCGTGCACCGTCGTACATCAGGTGGTACTTCTCGGTGGAGTCTCTCGAGACCCACGAGGTCCACATGCGCGCGGGGTGATTGATGTTCGACAGTGTGCGGACGTGATCGGTGCCCAGACGCCGGCCCAGGCCGTAGGTCTGATGGGACACCATGTTGAACTGGTAGTCCGCGTGCGTTGGCAAGCGGAGCTCGGGAGCCTGCTGGCTCATCCCCTGGACCATCGAGGGGATGATGGAGTTGACGTGAGGCATGGCTCTCCTATCCGGGGAAGTACATCGACCGACGATCAGCAACCAGAGACATCTCTGCGTTGTTGAACACGTTGGGCCGACGGGTGTCGGTGAAGTCGTGGCTGAACGTCTTGAAGGCTTCCGCCTCCTCCATGGACGCCGGCATGACGTCGCGTCCCGTGATGTGCGAGAGGTACACCCGTGCGGCCTTGAGCGCGATGTAGTGCCGCGCCGTCTCGGGGATCTCATCCCACTCCAGGATGCGGACGAGCTTGATGAGCTTGACGTTGGCCGTCCACACGAACGTCTGGTTGTACCGGTCGTACAGACGCTGGCCTCGGAGCACGGGGTCTGCCTTGTTCTGCAAGGAGGACATATCGACCTTGAAGCGCACGGCGTTCGACGGGAACGTGATGTAGCCGTCGGTGTCCTTGGTGAGCGTGTAGTTGGTCTCGGTGTTGAAGGACCAGCCAGGGAGCTGCACCTCGGTGGAGACGCGCTCGAGTGTGCTGACTGCAACGCCGACCTCTTCGGGCCGCGGTTCGTTCAGGGTGTTGACGGGGGCGATCTTCGCCGCCAGGAGCATGGCGTTGACCGCGGACAGCTTGGTGAGCATGTGCTCTCCTTGTGAGGTGGAAAAGTACCCCACCCCATTTCTGGAGTGGGGTTGAAAGGCTGAGAGACCTCCCCATGATGATCGTGCGTGAGCAGAGGATCAGGAGGTGTGTTCGGTTAGCTGGGGTCGCCGAGGGGGACCCAGGTCACCAGGACGGTGCCGCTCACCTTGAGCGTGATGGTGCCGCTGTACTCGGTCGAGCTGAACAGGTTGAGGTAGAGGTCGATGGGGGTCGACGTACCGTCAGAGACGAGCCAGGTGCCCTTGGGCTTGCCCGTTGCCGTGATGACGCCGGAAGCGGCCGTGTAGGCCGCAGTGGCCATCACGTTCTCTTCCGTGGTCGTGGGGGCCGCGTCCGCAACCACCTTGGTGACCGTACCGACGGAAACGTGGAAGCCCGTGTCAGCGACCACTTCAGGGATGGCAATCGTGAGGTTCGAGACCGCGCCCAGAAGGGCGATGGATCCCTCGGGGAGATCGAGGATCTTCAGCGCACCGGTGCTGTACGCACCCGCGCCGGAGCCGGCTTTGGTGAACGTCACAGAGGCGTCCACGTTGATGAGCGACTGCCGGATGGGGGCGTCGAAGTGCTGGGCGACCCCCGCGGCGACGGGGACGTCGGCGCAGTTGCGGAGTTTGTGGAAGTCCGGGCGGCCAGCGTACTGGGTGTTGTTGAGGTCAGGCATGGGTGTGTGGTTCCTTTGAGGAGGTCCGCTGACCTATTAGGCCGACGGCGTGAGGTTGTTCTGGTCGGTGATGGACCCGGTCGTGATCTCGCACGCGCACTCGGGACGGAGCACGCCGTGACCGCAGGCGTACTTGGAGACCATGAGGGTCGCCTGGTGACGGACGGAGTAGTCCATCTCGGTCTCGACGCCCAAGAGCTGGACGGTGCCGACGGCTTCGGCCTGCCACACGAGTGCGACAGTCTTCGAGAAGTCGCCGTTGTAGTTGTTGCCGCCGGTGACCGAGGTCGTGAGGTCAGCCACCGAAGTGCTGGGAACATGCAACGACTTCACGATGCCGATGTTGGCGATCATGGGCAGGTACGCCGCAGCGATGTTGCCCATACCACCAATATCCCGATTCATCAGCGGGTTGACGTGGTTGTTCGTCGCGGTGGTGGAGAGCCCGTACTGGACGAGCAAGTAGTACTGCGCCGGGCGAACCGCGCAGTAGCGGCCGGCCTGGGGGCAGTTCTTGCTGTCCATGATCTCAGCGCACTTGAAGATCATGGAGGCGAGCTGGGCCGCGTTGTCGCCGGCGTTGGTGTGGTTCAGGTCATCGTTCCAGGTGTTACCGGAGCCGAGCTCCGAGCTGCGCGCACCGCTGGAGCCGAAGGTCGGGTAGCGGGTGTCGTTCAGCACGAAGGTCGTACGCGCCGCGCGCGCGATGACACGGGCGAGCGTGGTGTCCTTGGTGTACGCGAGCGCACGGCCGATCTCCGTGGAGTACGGGGCGCGCACGTCGTAGTGGTTCATGGCCTCGTCGATGTTGGCGATGCTGGTCGAGGCCTGCAGGAGGCCGTCGATGGTCAGCACGCGCTCGGCGTGGTTGATCTGGGAGCCGATGATCTCAGCACCCGGAGTGTGGTACGACGCCGAGACGTTGCCGATGTGGGGGAACTGAGCGGACTTGCCACCCGAGATTGCCCGCACGCGCGTCATGCGCTCGAAGATGGCCTCCTGGGCGAAGGTGGTCATCACCTCGCCGGAGAACAGCTTGAGGAAGAGAGCCCGCTTGTCCGCACCCTGGTTGGTTGCGCCGGGACGGATCACATTGAGGTCAGACATTGTTGAAGATTCCTGAAGTTACGCTTCCCAAGAGAGTGAACGCTCGAGTCCCGGAAAGCGTTGCCCCGGCCTGCGCCGGAGAGGGACAAGGGCGGAAGATGTTGAAGAGGCGTTGCCTGAGTCTGCGATCAGGTCGGCAAGGCGAAGCGCGACAGCGGTGTAGCTCTCGTCGGTTTGCGCGATTGCGCCAACCGCCAAGTGTGCGCTGCCGCTGACGTTGTTGGCGTCGTACCGCGGCACAAGGCCGCTGCCAAACTTGTCGGTCAGCTCTTTGATGGTGACGACGTCGTGGATGTCCAAGGACGCCACATCGGTCGGGTTCTCTGCCGCGAGCTCAGCAGCCACCTGGCGGTATGCCGCCTGCGTGTCGTTGGTGCCGTAGCCCAACGGGTGGTCAACCTGGAGAACGAAGCGAAGAACATTGCCTGGGTAGAGCTCTGTGTCTCCCCAAGCAGTCCGAACCCGGCTGATTATCGAAGCAAGGTTGGACTTGAACGTGGCAGCGGACACCGTCAGGTAGTCGTTGGCCCCGATGATGATCCAGCACAAGACGTGGTTGCTGCCGATACCCTGTTGAGAGCACATACAGTCGCGGTAGTGCTGGAGCTTTGTGGTGCCCATTGCCGACAGGTACGAATCCAGCTCGGCGGCCTTGGAGCCGCCCACGCCGTAGAACGTCTGGAACCCCCAGCCGGCCGTGGCGTTCTTGCGCACGACGCGCTGGAACGAAGCCATGAACGGATAGGTTGTGGCCAGCGTGTTGGTGCCGAACCACCGAGCAATCAAGCCCTGGGCGTTGGGCGCGGAGTACCCGGTCGGCCAGTCCGCGGTGAACGGAACAGCGGTGAGCACTGTTGACGGCTGCCCGTGTGTCGTCAACGCCACGAAAGATTGGTGACCTCCCGTGGCGTTGAGAAGCTGCACGTTCTGGTCGATCAAGACCGGAGCGTCTGCTGTGGTCCACTTGGCGGCCCAGACCTGGTACTGAAGCTGGTGAGTGGCGTCTTGTGAGTATCCCACCGCGTTCGTGTCGTACAGGCGCATGCCGAACGTACCAGCAGGGTTGGCCGTGGGGCTCGCGGTGGAGACCCAGTAGACCTCCTCAATGACCTGGTTGCGGTTTCCGCTGGAGTTTCCGGTGTCGAACGACGTGGACCATACGCCGGAGATTCCGGCTGGAGCAGCACCAGCTCGCGCGTCAAGGGCACTCCCTCGGTACGCGTTGTACCGAATCGTGTCACTGTTGGTGCCGTCAGAAGTGCCTCCAGGGCCGTGTCCCAGTCCTTGGCCCTGCGACTCGCCACAACCGAACAAGCCGGTTGAGTAGCATGCGTCGGGGTACATCCGCGCCAAGAGACGACGCAGTCCGGTGTCCCACCCAGCCGCCTGGTACAGGCCGTTGCTGTCCGACATGAGCACGACGTCCACCAGGCGCGTGCGGCTTCGATTCAAGAAGTCACGGACGATCCCGAGGTTTCGTGTGTAGGTGGGCATAGTTTACCCCAGCAACCAGGCAACCACCGTTGCGCCGTTGGTGGTGATGTTGACCCGCATCTCGGGGAGCAGCACCACGGAGAAGATGCCGTCGGCGGTGGCCGGCGCGGTGAGCAGGTCAACCCAGGACGCGCTCGGGTCCAGGCGGCCCTGGAGTTGCACGGAGTACGTCCCAGAGCCGACTTCCACCTGGAACAGGCCGATCTTCTCGCCGTCTGATCCGGGGATTGTGATTGAAGTCTGCCCACCGGTAGAAACGGTTGACGGGCAGATGGTGTAGGTCTTTGCAGGCTGCATGTTACCTCCAGACCACGCACTTGGCTGTGCCAGTGCCGGTCGTTTGGATGCGCATCGCGGAGTGAACGGGCAGCGTCCAGTTACCGCTCAACGCCGTGATGAACAGGTCAGACCACGCGAGAGTGGGAGGTGTCCCGCCCATCCCGCTGGTGTCTGGCTTGAACTGGATCGTGCACACGCACGCTCCGGTGATCTCGACGCTGAACTGCCCAGTCTCCCCCGGCGATGCGCCGAAGGTCGACGTGGACGTGGTGATCTCGGTCGCTGCCATGGATCACTTCTCCAGACGCTTCTCGATGAAGTTGTACACGTTGTCGTTCATCACGCCCAGGATCGTGCCCTTGTTGCGCTTGAGTGCGCCAACCAGTTCGGCGTCCTTGGACTTGGCGGCCTCGAGAGCGTCAACGATGTTGCCCAGGTCACGACGCCGGCGGAGCTCGCCGACAGCCAACGCGACCAACGGCCCGCCCACCAGGAGCAAGCCGTTCCACGGCGGAGGCACGAGGGTCGCCGCCGTGGCCATGGAGCCAGCGATGTTCGCGGTGCCGTCGGGGTTGACCGAGTTGGCCAAGAGCTGCTCGGCCACCTCGGCGGCCTGCTTCATCTTGGCCGCGGTCTTCACGGCCTCGGCGTACTTGGCGCGTTCCTTCAGGAGATCCGGGTCTTCCGGGCTCTCGAGGAGCGCGTCGTCAGCTTCCTGGAGCTTCTGGTTGGCGTCCGCGCTGTAGGTGTCGGCGCGCTGCTTGGTGTCATTGATGGCCGTCTTGTACGCATCGAGCTGCTCCGGACTCATGGGTGCGGAGCATGCCGGGATGGTGAACCCGATGGCAACCAACAGGGCGGTGATGAGAATCGAAGTGCGGATCAGCCGCACGAAGATGTCTTTGGTCATTTCAGCTCCGGGGAGATGGCGAGCCGGCGCACCACGTCATCGCGGTACGCGGGGTCAACCGAATACTTGGGATCCTGCATGGCCGCGATCAACTCAGCGTTGCTGCGGAACGGAACAGGACCAGCGACACCACGCGTGCCGCCATTGAGAGAACCGTTGGTGCCGTACGCCTGGGTGAACCGGGCGTGCAAGCCGCGCACGGCGGACTGCACTGCGCCGAGGTCACCCTCGCTCACGGTCTTGTTGAACTGGGCGCGCTCTTCCGCACTGAGCGCAGTCGCGGCCCACGCGCTCATCTTGGTGAACTCTTCCTTGCCTCCGACGGCGGAGTAGACCGAGTTGACCGCCTGTTCCTGGAGGGCCTGCTGGCCCCGCACGAACTGGACGGCGAGATGGGGCGGGATGCCCTTGGACTCGATCTTCTTGAGGCTGGCCTCGGACAGCTCGCCCGCGGTGCCAACTTCGTTGGCGAGCTCGGCGATGTCAGCGTCGCTGATGATCGGAGAGGTTGGCGTAGGAGTCGGGGCGGGCGTGGGATCCGGAGTCGGCACGGGTGCCGGAGTGGGCGTGGGATCCGGAGTCGGCACGGGTGCCGGCGTCGGGACGGCATCGGGTTCGGGCAGAGACAAAGGCGAAGATGTGGTCGGCTTCTTAGCCACTCATGGGTCCTTGTGTGGGGGCCAGTGCCTGGTCGGACATGGCCTTGATGGCGGGACCACCGAGCTTCTCAACCATCTGCTGCTGAGCGGCCTGCTGCTGAGCAGCGGCGATCTCTTCATCAGACTTGACGAGGCCGGTGATGTCCAAGTCGAGACCCACGGCGCGACGCCGCAGGTATTCAGACACGTTGACAAACTGAAGCACGTCAGGCCCGAAGGTCTGCAGTGCACCGCCCAGGAACGCGTCCATCCGAGCGAGCTCGTGTGAACGGCCCAGGGCGTCGATGCCGGTGATGATCGTGGGCTCCACCGACTTCTCAGGGAGAGCCGGGAAGTCGTCGTCTCTCTGGAGCTGGCGCATGGCGACGCGCACAAGCTGGAGCTGGAACTCACGAGAGAGAACCGAGTACACACCACCCAGGGCGTCCTCGAGCTCGCCCGCCATGTAGCGGATCTCTTCAGCCGTCACGCGCTCGCCGTTACGGCGCACCGCGGAGTTGAGGAGGAACGCATACGCCAGGCGGGTGTTGATGTCGTCCAGGGTGGACTTGGCAATCTGGAAGTCCAGGGACTTCTCAGAGCTGATGACCGTGATGTCGCCCTCGACACCGTCGATGATTGCGCCCTCTTCGGCTTCCTCGATTGCCTCGGCACTCGTCATGGCAGCGGGGCTGCGCAAGAACAGAACCTTGGCGGCAACCGCGGCGAGTCGAATGATGGAGCGCGACAGGCTCTCGGAGGCGATCAGGTCACCGATGTACTCTTCGCAGTGACCGCGGCCGTAGTCCTCGCCGTCGATGCGGGTCCACCGCAGAGCGATCCAGGGACAGTCACCCGATCCATAGGAGCTGCGGTTGAACTCAACTCCCAGGACCTCCTGAGAGACGATCCAGGTCTCGCCTTCCTTGCGGACGTAGGTGTACAGCTCCTGGTCTTCGGTGTCGGTGCCCGCACGCATGCGCGCACGGATGTCCGCCACGACCTGCTCTGGGAGGTTCTCCAGGGCGACCTTCTCGCGGACCACGATGCGCATCAGCGTGCCTTCGGTGTCGCGCTCGACCACATACTGGTCAAGCGGGAACACCCGGCAGTTGCGCTTGTCGAGATGCACGAGCACGTTGCCAGCCACGATGAGCTGGCGGAACATCTCGTACCCCGTGATGCGGACACCCATGGTCTCGATCTTGCGGTCGATGTACTCTTCGGCGCGGGACAAGGCCTGCTCGAAGACGGCGCGCTCTTCACCGAGCTGCTCTTGCAGCTTGGTGCTGAGCACGAGACGGTGGAATCGGCGCGAAGGGGGAAGTAGGGTCAGTAGGAGCTTGGAAGCAAGACTGTTGACCCCCCTCGCGCCGATCGACTGAAACGGCTTGTAGAGCTCGGAGGAACCCGTATGCCCATCCGGCGGGAGCAGTGCCGGAATGGTGAGACGTGCGCAGTCACGAGCGCGCCGCAGAAACGGGTCCCGGCGGGACTCCATCTTGCGGTACGCGGTGCACGCATGGCCTTCGGGGTTCAGCGTTGAAGGCGTGATTGTGTAGTTCATCGAAGCGCCAGTGAGTTGAGACCGGCTTGAGCAGAGCTCTGGCCGACCGGAATGAGTAGATCACGTCGAAGAGTCTCGAGGCCGACGGGGTTCACCGCGCGATTGCGGCGCACCGAAGTCTGCCTCTGGGTCACGTCCTCACCCGGAGACGGGGGCGGAGGGGGAGGCGTTACCGGCTGGGGCATGGACGGCAGGTTGGGCTTCAAGCACATGGACGAGCCTCGTGTTGTTGGTCTGCTCGGCGAGCCGACGCAGGTAGTCAATCACCTTTGCTTGCCCCGCGGCAAACATGAGCTGATCTCGGGACGCGCCGGGGGCCACCACAGGCCCAGGGAAGATGTCGAGCAGATGTCGAACAAGTGAGACAGGAACTTCGTGAGAGGGTGGGCGGCTTCGCCCCATGCGGTTCTCCTAGGTTTGCCCCCACTACCTCGGGTAGACCGGGGAAGGGAGTTGATCGGGTGGGACCATGCGGATCAGGTCGGCGTCGAAGGTGCCCTGGGGGCCGGCGTACTCCCACACGGGTTTACGCAGCGCACCAAGCACACACGTCTCGAGGGTGGCCCCTCTGGATGACCTCCAGCCCGGCAAGGCGAAGCCCATGTCGCATCGGAGCAGCCAAGCCAGGTCACGGGTCATCGCGGCCAGCCAACGCCGCTCCGGGTCTTTCCACTCAAGTGGTGCCACGAGGTCGAGCTCGTCAGGGCTGCAGACGTGGAAGCCCATCGCTCTCAGGACGGCCGTGGCCTTGCGGAACATCGGCCGGTTCTCTTTGGGGTATCCGGTCATCGGACCCAACAGGTACACGGACGATCCAAGTGCGTTCGGTGTGAAGCCGTTCATGGACCTCCGTTCACAGGGGGAGAAGCTCGCAGGGCCTGTCGGCGGAGATGCGGCCGACGCCCACGACGCGGATCATCAGGCCGTACTCGGCAGCCGCCCGGCGGGCTTCGTTGTACTGCTCCAGCTCGGCCTCAGCCTGCGCGCGGTTTGAGAAGGTTCCCCCGGTTCGGACCATACAAGGCCACGCGTGGTCGATGAGCACCTTGCTCGGAAGGGAGTACCAGGCACTCTTATGCGGCGCGACAAGCAGCCAGGGATACTCGCTCACCCCAGTGGTAACCAACCACGCCGTCCGCGCATCGGGATCGGCGACCGCGGGCTCCGTTACAGGCGACGGGGCCGGCGCGGACTGCATCGGCAAGAAGCTCACCAGGTCATTCAGCTCCGCCGGCAGATTGCCGCGCTTCACCATCTCCTCGGTGTGGATCATCGCGTGGATGTTCCACGCTGCCGCGGCCAGGTGGTCCTCGTCGCGGTGCCCCTCGAGGAACTTGTTGATGTGCCGCTTGGCAGAGTCGGCGTATCTCGACAGGGGCTGGCCCTTCTCCCAGTTGCGGTCACCGTACTTCACCGCGCCGTTCTCGAGGTGCCTTGCCAGGCGCGCCTCGAAGATCGGACTGATGAGGTCGTACCGCCCCTTGCCCGTGCGCGTGTCGCGACGGCTGCCGGTGGTGAACTCTTCGCGCTTGCCAGAATCCTTCACTTCAGTGAACTCGCTCATGCGTTCTCCTTGGTGTACAGGTGTGCTGGGTTCTCGGGACACCACAGCCGCTTGATCTTCTTCTCTTTGCTGTCCCAGTCCGTCAGGCGCAAGATGCGCGCGACGCGTGCCTGCACGAGAGCGTCTTCCTCACACAGCCCCCTGGACTCGAAGGCCTCGACCACCCCGTCCCACCCGCGTGCGACGTACTTCGCAGCGCGCTTGGGGCCGATCCCTGGACAACCAGGGTAGTTGTCCGTCGAGTCGCCGGTGATGGTCTGCGTCAGGAAGAACTCGTGCGCTTGCTGCTCGGTGATGACGAAGAGACCGGCGTCGACCTTCATGTCGTTGAGATGCAGACCGGGGATCTGCTTCATGTCCTTGTCACACGACACGAGCACAGGCTCATCGCCCCGCGCGTTGTAGTGATCCTGGAGGATGCCGAGCACGTCGTCTGCCTCGAGCGTCGGATACCACCTGGAGGTGTACTCTTCCTCCAGGTACACCCGGAGCTCCTTCAGGAACGGCACGGGATCTCGGACACCGCGGGGTGCCTTGTAAGGTTCCCAGATGTCGTGCCTGAAGTACCGCCTGCTCGGGTCGCTGAAGCAGAGGATGAGCTCGTGCTTTCGGTGACCCACGATGCAGTGGTTGACCAGCGTCTCGATGCGCGTCTTGGCGTTATGCACCGCGTCACTCAGGTCACCGCCGCGGGAGGTTGTTCCGTCTCCCCAATCGACGCTGCGGGCGGATGCGTTGCATGACTGGTTGAGCACCAGGTCTCCGTCGATCAGGACGATTCGCTTCTTCATACGTTCCTTTCACATAGGCAAGCATGCGTCGCATGCCGGCCTCGTTGTCGCCCAGTTGTGCGAGCGCGCTGTTGCACGATCGACACAGCGGACCCCGCACGCGGCCAGTCTCGTGACAATGGTCGCAGCAGATGTCCTTCCGTTTACCGCAGCTCGCACACGGGAGACGCCGCAGTGTCTTCCACTGCTCGAGCGTGAGTCCGTACTTGGAGGCGTTGTACCTCTGCTTGCGGCGGACCTCTTTCAGTGAGTCTCGGCCCAGTTTGCACCTACCTTGAACTCGCCCGTGAGCGGGCACTTGAAGTTCCACTGGCGGCCTGCCTCGGCAATCGCCCACTGGAAGGTCTCTCCGACAAGCTGCGCGTGCTGCGGCTTACACTCGACCTGGATCTCGTCGTGGACGTGGGCCACCAAGGCGAAGTCACGACCAGACACGAGGCCAAGCTCGCTCAGCCTGCGATACCAGAGAACCGTGGCCTTCTTGACCAGCAGCGCGCCGGCACTCTGGAGCAGCGTGTTGAGCGCGGCGTTGCTCTTGCGTACGTGGAGACGACGGCCGTCCAGGCCAATCAGGTAGTCGCGCTTTGCGGGGATGCGCTTCTTCCAGTTGCCGATGATACTCTCGAGCAGGTCGAGGAGCTTGTCGTATCCCTGGATGTTCTTCTCGACGCGCTTCGAGGCGTACCTGCCGCGCTTGTAGTTTGCAAGGCCTTGGGGGTCGATCAGCTCTCGCTTCTCGCCAAGGATGCCGTAGTCGATCAGCGTCTTCACGTCGTCGGGATCGACGTCAGCAGCCTGAGCAGCAGCCTCGTGCTCGTCGTCCAACCGCTTCAGAGCTTCGCCGACCGTGATGAACCAAGCACCATACAGCTTGCCGTAGATCCCCGTCTTCGAGCAGTTGCGGCCGTCCTTGCCGGGAGGGAGACCAAAGGCTTCCTGGTTGTGCGTGTGCACGTCGCCGGTCGTGACGACCTTGACGTACGCTCCGCCATCCATCGGTGCCAGATAGTGACCGAAGCACCTGAGCTCAAGCCCCGATGCGTCTGCGCCAACCAGCACCATACCTGGGCTGGGTTCCATCAGCTCACGGAACTCTTGACCGAACGGCGAGCCCACGCGCGGGAGCTGCGCCATGTTCGGGCGCATGTGAGTGCACCGGCCGGTGACTGCACCGTTGGTGTTCACGTCTCCGTGCACGCGGCCCCTGCACTGAACCTTCATCAACGCCTGGTTGCCCTCGGCGAGCTGACCGATGCGCTTCTGGATCATGTAGTACCGGGCGAGCGTCTTGGCCTGGGGGTACGGGAGGCCTTCCAGGATGTCGTCGGACACCTCGGCCGCCCCGCTCGCGGTGAACGATGCAGGGTTCCACCCCAGCCGCTTCAGGCGTTCGCACACCTGCTGACGGGAGCCGGGGTTGAAGGGGATCTCTTTGCGCTTGTTGGGGCCGCGCTCGATCGGGCCTCGGTTGTTACTCTCCCACCCATCCCACGCTGCCGCCTTGGTGGGGTACCTGTTCTCGGGGATGTCCTCCCCGACGTACCAGTACTCCGGCGTCTTCATCTCCTCCCACTCGGAAGGGAACGCCTCAGCCAGCTCCACGCGGATCTTCTCGCGCTCATCGCAGAGCTGTGCGTACAGCTTGCCAGCTTTGGTCATGTTGATCTGGAAGCCGCGCCTGCTCATCTCCGCGATGATCTCAGCAAACGAGTGCTCGAGCTCCATGCACTCAGTCGACCACTGCTTGGCCGCGATGTGCGCCTGGAGGACGTCGCTCACCAAGGTGTCCTGGACGCAGTAGTCTTCCATCTCCTGAGACCAGGCGTCCCAGTTGGCTGTCTTGCCGAAGTCGCCTTTGTAGACCCCGAGTCTCCAGCCCCAGGCCTCGAGGCTGTGGGAACCGTACAATCGAGGTGGCATCGTGCGCCCGCGCGTCGTGCGCGAGAACGCGAAGTCGAGCTCCTTCAGGTTGGTGAAGATCACGCGCGACTCGATCAAGGTGTCGCGGTATCCCGCGGGCCGCTTCAGCAGGTCGACGCCGGTGACCTTCTTGATGACCGGGAAATCGAAGTTCACGACGTTGTGCCCGTTCAACATCTCATCCACGCTGAACAGCAGACTGGCCAACGTGCACGCTTCCGCGTTCCCTCGTCCACGATGGAGCACCTCAGTGCCCCGGCGGATCACAAAGCAGTGGATGGTCGTGATGTCTTCCAACTCGAGCGCGTTCGTCTCGATGTCAACGCTCAACATCAGAACGGACTCCCTTCTTCCGGCTTGGTGAACGCCTCAGGCGTGTCGGTCGTCTCGGTCAGAATCCCGCTCTCGGGGTCATAGCGCACCGAGCACGCCAGGCCCAACCGGCCCGTCTTGCGCGCCTTGAGCACACGGAGCCTGGAGATGTTCGAGTGCTTCTCACTCTGCTGGTTGCGCTCCACGGCGATGATGTCGAAGGCCACCTGTCCGATGGCTCCCGATCCACGGAGATCATTCAGGCAGACGCGTCCGCCTTCGTTGTGGTTCTCTTTGGTGCGCTTGATGTGACTGACGATCACGCAGCGCACGTTGGTCTCCTTCACGAGATCCCGCAGCGCGTACATCATGGCGTCGATCTCTTTGCGCTCGTCGTCGCCGCCGTGGTCACCGACCACCAGCATCGAGATGTGGTCCAACACCAACGTGGTGCACCCGCATCCCTTCACCAGGAAGCGCATCTTGTTGATGAGCCTCTTGTAGTCGATGGCCCCCGCGCCGTCATACAGGAACCAGCGTCCCGTGCCCAGCGTCTTATCGAACGCGTCCTTGCGCTCCTCGATGGGGAACTCGTCGGGGGTCTCGTGCATGCGCTTGCCTGCCGCCAGACCCATGAAGCCAAGCGCGGTACGCTGCACGCTCTCCTCGAGCGCGATGTACCCGACCCTCTCCTTGGAGCCGACGATCCCGTGCACGAAGTGATACGCCGTCTGCCTCACGAACTCAGACTTGCCAATGCCAGAGCCGCCGCAGAACAGCACGATCTCTCCGCACCGTGCTCCTCGGAGCTTGGCGTTCAAGCCAGGCCACGGGTAGGGCAGTGGTTCGCTGGTGTCCTTGGCGGACGTGATCTCCCAGAGCTGATCCCCAGCCAGCACGCCGTCCGGGCGGTACTCGCGGGCGGACCAGATGGAGTCCACCAACTCGCGCGTGCGGCCAGCCAGGAGCATCGCGTTCGCGTCCTTGAGTGGCAGCCGGGCGATCTTCGCCTTGCCTGGGCTCAGGATCTCGGCGCACTCGACGGCCGCGGCGTTGCCCTCGGCGTCGTTGTCGAACATGAACACGACCTCATCGAACTGCTCGAGCCACTCGAGGTTCGCCTTGATTGCCAGGTGCGCCCCCTGAGCCCCGCTCGGCACAGACACGACGGGCCACTTGTGGTCTTGGACCTGGGAGACCGAGGCCGCGTCGATCTCACCTTCGGTGATGACGACCTTGCGTCCGGAGTCGCGCCAGAGATGCCGGCCGAACAACATGCGCGCGCCGTTCTTCATGCGCCACACGAAGTTCTTGTCCTTGTCGCGGGTCTTCTGGGCCACCAGTGTGCCCTGCTCGTCGAAGAACTGCGCGACGTGCACCCACTCGCCGCCGACCTGGGCCACGCCGTACTTCCAGAACTCCGCGGTGGCCTGGGTCAACCCGCGCGTCGGGAGTGCCCGGTACTCAGGGACGATGGCGGGGATGCTCTTGGCCTTGGACTCGCGCTGCTCAGTCTCCATCGGTCGTCCTCCGTTGCGGTGCTTTGCGCACGAGAAGCAGTATGTGTGGCCATCAGTGAACACCCCGCACGCGTCGGATGACCCGCAATCGGGGCACGCTTTGTGCGTCACGAAGTCGGAGCTCTCTCTGCGCATGGTCACTCACTTTCAGTTGACAGAAAGCCCGGCGCGGGAGCGCATCCGCTTATTGACGGCGGACTACCCCCGACACCGGGCAAAGGACACCGTGTGGGGATCGAACCCACATTCTCCCCGTAACAGCGGGAAGGCCTACCACTTAGCTGAACGGTGCCAATCAATCCAGCTTGACGCTCACCTTGATCTCACCCGACGCGCCCCAACGCTTGCGCACACGCAGGTCCACCACGAGCGAGTCGTCCTTGAAGACGATCCCGTTCATGGCGTCCAACACGGCCTTCGCGTAGTTGTCGACATCGGGCTTGGGGTGCGACAGCTTCGTCGTCTTCGGCTCCGGGCAGGTGATGAACAGGTCCACCACCACGGGGCTGTCGAAGACGGGAGTGTTGACCATCTGCGCGGCGACCAACTCGCGCAGGTTGTCCTTGAAGGATCGGTAGGGTTCCGCCGTGTACGCGTGGCCACTGCGCGTGAAGCGCGGGCGCGACGCGGGAACCGGGTCGATAGGGATACTGAAGTTCATGTTGTGTCCGATCAGAAGGGGATGTCTTCAGACGACGGAGTCGGCGTCTGACCAGCGGGTGCGCTGGATCCGGCGGGCGCACCCCCGTCAAAGGTCCCGCTGTCGTCGGAGTCGAAGCCGTAGCTGGAGGCTGTGCCACTGCCGTACTCCACGAGATCCACGATCTTCACGGCGTTGAGCCACAGCTTCACGCCGTACTCGCCGCCGCGGCCCGCACCCTTGCCGAGTGCCCACGGCGTGATCCCGCCCGCGACGCGCACCCGTGATCCCTTGCTGACGTTGGGCATGTCGATCTTGGTGCCGACGGCGTTGAACGCGTCGGGGACCCGTGCCGGCGTCTTCTGCTTGGTGACCTTGTCGGTGATGCTGCCGTTCGCCTTGCACGAGAAGATCACGCGGCCGGTCTCTTTGCCGTCGACCTCTTCGAGCCGGTACGGCTTGAGCAGACGCCAGTCCGCCGCGGTCTTCGCGGTCGCCCCGGCCTCGGCGGCGAGCCGCTTGGCCTCGGGGATGAGCGCGTCGATCTGGGCGATCAGCGCGATCGTGTCGGCGGCCTTGCCGTCGCAGGCGACCTGGACGACATAGGTGTCATGCTTCTGGCTGGGCTTGTTCAGGGAGCAGAACTCCACAACTTCGCCGAGGGGAGTGTTATACCGAGGGGCTTTGTTCTTCGTCGTCGTCATCTGCGATGTCCTCAATGGCGGCGTGAATGGCCGCCGCGGTGTCATCTCCATAACCCAACACGATCGTCACCGTACGGTGAGCACCTTCGCGGTGGGTGGGGAGCGGGAAAGTTCCTGTGACCAACGGTGCCCCCGAGAGCACTGCCGCATGGAGGAGCTTCCCCATGTGGTAGTCCAGGGCCGTCTTGTGTGCGATCAAGCCCTCGACGAGCTTTGCGTTCTCTTGGTCGATCTCTTCGTCCGTCAACTCCAGCCGCGCCTCGCCGCGGGTTATCAGGGAGCGCGCCGGAGCGCGCACCGTGGCCCGCTTGGCGGTCTTCGCCTTCGGGGGCTTGGGTTTGTCAGTCAATGATCTCCTCCTGGAGGTACTGGCGCAGAGCACGCAGCTCCACGACGTCAGCCTCGCACCTCTTGACGATGTTGCCGGCCGTGGTCATCACGGTTCCGGGGTGGGCCTTCAGACGCTTGCAGGTGGCAAGGAACACCAAGGCAGTCGCCGCCACCTGCAGCTCGGCGTCGTGGTTCTGGAGCCTGTCGATCAGGGAGAACGCGACTTGTGCCGCGCGCGCCGGGTCGACCAGCCCCAACAGCTCGGGGCGAACCTTCTGTTCAACCGGTCGGTTTGTCATGCAGCTTCCTGAGAGTGGTTTGGGCGTTCGAGAAGACGCGCGCCTTAAGGGCCATGCACGCGTCCTCGAGAGCCATGATGTTCTGCGTCAGGTCCACGCGGTCCCCGACGAACACTCCGTCCTTGAAGCCCACCAGGGTGAACCGGACACGGAGGTTGCCCACGCGTATGGCCGCGGCGTGCACTTCAATGCGCTTGCCGTCCGCGCTGAGGGCGTGCTCTGCGCTGAGCATCGGTATGATCTCGGACTCGAGGGTTTCATCAGGCATCGGTGGTCTCCTCACACTATGGGGGTGAACGGTTGGGCGAGCCGGTGATCCGGTTTCACTGGGTCTTGGAGTGGACTTCGGCGATCTTGGAGGCCACCTGGGAGGCCCAGTCAGCGATGTGCACACCGTCCGGGCAGCGCAATGCCTTTCGGATATCATTCAAGGCTTGGGTGTACCGCAGGTTGTCGGCATGCAACAGAGAACGCATGTTGCGAGAGAACGTGCTCTCCCCCGTGTTCACCGCGCGGTCCAAAGCGCGCGCCTGTTCGCGTTCGCCCATCAGCCCGCGCACCCAGTGCAGGGTGTCGACGCCCTGGGGGCAGTCGGTCGCGGAGCGGATCCCGAGCAGGGTGACGGAGTTGTGTATGGAGGCCGCGTTGCTGGTCTGAGTGAGATAGTTGACGGCCTTGGTCGTCTCCTCCCGGTCGATCTGGAGACTGTTCATCTCCGCGCGCTGCTTCAGGTCCAGGACGAAGTCCCGGAGCGAAGCCCCAACAGGCGCACCCAGGTCACCTCGCAGGTTGCGGATCAACGCAGCGCAGTCGTGGGCCTGCACCTTGAACGAATCGCGCGCCAACTTGGCGGCGTTCAGCTCGGCCTTCAGGTATTCCACCGCAGCCAGCGGGCAATCACCCGCCTTCAGGTTCAGGATGTTGCGGATCCCCGTGGCCATCTTGGTGAGCTTGGCGCGCTCTTCGCCAGTGGTGGTGCACTGCTCCTGGACGGCCTTGATGACGCTCTCGCCGGTCACACATCCGACGATCTGGCGGATCTCCCCGAGCACCTTGCCCTGTGCGGCGATCGTGTCGTCGCGGTAGGCGATCTGCCCCTTGAGACGCTCGATCTCCTCGGTGTACTTCGCCTCCTTGCCCTCGAGAATCGTGGCGCGCTCGTGCGCCCGTTGCGCCGCCTTGAGCCGGTTGTCCGCGGTGTCCTGGAGCTCCTTGATCTTGTTCAGGATGGACGACGGTCCCGTGTAGCTGTCGAAGCCAAGCTGGCTGGAGAGCTGCACCAGGAAGCGCACACCGCACGAGTCGCCGATCATCTCGTTGGTCTCCTTGATCTTCTTGTTGGCGATCATTCGCGCGCCCTCGGCGATCTTGAGGCGCGTGTCCATGTCCTTGAGCTCGGAGGTGAGCTGGTCGATGCGCTTGCACTGCCACTCACGGAGACGCTCGTTCTCCGCAAAGGTCTGCTCAGCGATCTCGAGGCCGTCACGAAGTTCTTTCAGTTCGCTCATATGTTTCCTTTGTTAGGCAAACGCGTACACACTATCACGGACGCACTCGAGGTTGAGCGTGCCCTTGGCCGGCGGAGGATCAACCACCACACGGCCACCTTCGGTCACGTCCGCCACAAAGCGGGCCATGACATCGTCCGAGCTGTACATCCGCACGAACACGTCGCGCAAACGTGAGCTCAGCAAGTCCATGGAGCCGGCGTGCGCTCCGAACGAATCGTGCACCACCATCACGTCTTCGATCCCGCACTCCCGGAATAGCTCCACCACCAGGATGTGCAGCATCGCCGCATCCAGGCTGTGGATCCAGTTGGGAGCCAAGCCCTGGGCCTGGCGACGTGAGTCGATCTTCGGGGAGTCGCTGTACATCATCAGCTTCGTCACCTTGTCACCCAGCTTGGTCTCCACTCGGCGAGAGGTCACCGACGGGTAAGCCTGGGTAACACGCCACCCCGACGGCGTCGTCCACCGCACGGGGAGCTGGTGCTTGGAAGCTGCACCCGCCAGCTTGCGGGTCCACTCCATCACTGCGCGCGGCCCGGCCACCACGTTGCCCATGGCGCGCCACATGATCTTGGCGAGCCAGCGGCACGCCGTGCGCTTGCGGCGTCCCCACGGGTGAGCCACACCGGTGCGGGTGTTCTCGTCGACCCACTGGGAGATGTACTCTTCCACGGCGCGCACCGTTCCACCGTACGGCATAATCATCGTGGGCCGCTTGGCGCACCCGCGCTTGATTCCGTACCTCAGCCACGTCGAGGCCATCTGTAGTTCCTCGAACGCTGCACCAACCACACCGCCCACGTTGCTGTCGGCGTCGTGCCCGGCAACCGCCGCGGTCAGCTTGGGGTCCTGGAGGATCTCGCCCACCAGCCTGGTGGTCTCGAGCGCGACGGCGTTGTAGATGTCCGCCGGTTTCTCTTTGGGCACGAGGTTCACCATCGAACCGGCGACCTCGTCCTGGCTGAGGGCAGACAGGTGCTGGATCCCGTTGCACGAACCGTCCACCGTAACGGGCAGGGTGGATTTATAGTGCTCAGGGTCACCGCTGTCGATGGCCTGAGCGAGCTCGATGCACGCGGCCAAGAACTGCACGGCGGTGTCCTTGATGTCCCACCAGTCGCGCATGTTGTCGAGCGGTGCGCGGCCGACCCGCAAGACGCGCTCAATGTTCTCGTCCACCCACGCAAGGCGTTCGTCGATCGACACCTTGTCCACGCCGGCGCAGTTGGCCGCGTGGATCTTGAGCCACCGAAGACCTCCCTTGCCGAGGGGCAAGGCGCGCTCGAAGCGGAGCAGCCCCTTGGCAAGGTCGCTGCCTTGCGGGGTCAGGTACTGAGGAGTGGCGTAGACGCGGCCCCTGAAGTCCAGGTTGTGCGGGTAGTACAACGTCCGGTCACCCAGTGTGCGACACACACTCAGGATCTGCACGGCCAACAGACGCTGGCCGCTGTTGCGCAGGCGAGCGAACATGATCTCTCGGTTGCGGAACTTCCACTCGGAGATCACGCCGATGTCGGTGGACGTCGGCTTCTCGAGCAACGGCGGATCGGTGCGTACCGCGGCACACGGGATCGACGACCCCGAATCCCACAGGAACTGGACGACATCGAGCACGCGCTTGTTGATCCTCCAGGGCACCGTGCCCAAGAGGTTCACGGCGTCGAACGGGATCGGACATTCATCGCGCGTCAGGTCCTCGCGCATCCCACCACACGGCCGGTACAACGGACGCCGAAGCTCGGGCGTGAGATACCCACCGTCGTTCAGAGTCTCGTACGGTTTGGCAGGGCAGAGCATGGGCAGACGATTGGGCTCCATGAGCTCACAGTTGCGGTGCTGGTTGTCGATCCACTGCCGGAGCATCTCGGTCTGCTTCAGCACATACACCGAAGACCCGAACCGCTTCTGGCGCGTCTCCGACATCTCGACCTGGACCATCCCGGTCTTGTCGACGATGATGTTGAGCAGAGCCATGCCGACGTGGAGCTTCAGGTGCTCCTCCCACTTCTCCCAGGTGACCTTGTACAACTCGCACGCGTGCATCATCACGCGCTTTCGGTAGTCCGGCTTGTAGTTGAGCGGGCTGCTCTGGACGTGCCGGTCCATGCGCTGGTACAAGGGCTTGTTCTGCTGCTCGAAGGCGCAGAGGCGCATGTGCGACTCGACGTGGTTGCCGATGGCCAAGGCCACCGACTGGATGGACCTGTCTCGGGACAGCCCGGACATCACCACGCGCAGCGCAATCAGGGCCAACGCGTCTGCGTCGTCAGCCGCGGCGAACGCGACCGATGCAGAAGCGGAGCGGCCAGGCTTGCGCCGTGACTCGCGGATGAAGTCGATGATGCCCCGGCTGACGGGGTCGATCATCGTCCGAATCAGGTACATCTCGGGATCTCCGAGACTCTCGAGGCCTTTGGTACGAAAGCGGTGCAGACGTTCGCGGTACTTTGCGACGCCACCCGCGGCACACTGGTGCTCGAGAGCGAGCTGTTGATCGACAGTGTTCTGTTCCATGGTCCTCCTGGTGCTTTGTTAGGGAGACGAGCGTGGGGTCAGGTTGATGACCTCGACCATGCGTCCGTCCCGCTTTGGAACGCGGTACTTGACCTGGGCGTACCACCTCATGCCCTCCGCCGACTCCAGCATCACACGCACATACGCGACGTACGCGCGCACCTCGGTGATCTTGGCAAACGCCTGCTCTGCGCTGCTGCGGCCGGAGCAAACGGAGACCGCCACTCGGTCGCCGATGCGCAAGGTCTGCCCCAGGGCGTCCCTCAGCACCGCCGGCGCGTTGCCATCCAGGTTCTCCATCAGGATCTCTTGGTCGGGACCGAACCAGAACTTCAGCTTGGGCAGTTCTTCGATCATGCTGTTCTCCTAAAGTGGGCACGATCACATCGGTCGTGTTATCATGCAGTCAGGCCTGGTGTTCGCGGTACGCGAGGCACCCCTCGCACACGCCCTTGTGATCGGCCGGGTATCGGTCGCACTCGGTGCACTTCGGTACACGCTTCTCTCCCGGACCACACCGCAGAGCACGCCAAGCCTCGGGGCACCACTTCATCATCCCGACGACCATGTCGATGGCCGCCGCCAGCTCCTGGATCTCGCGCTGAGCGTGGCCCCCAGTGCGCAAGGCACACACGCGAGCCAACGCCGGCAACGTGAAGCTGCCGACCAGGTTCGTCATCGTGGACACGGGCAACACCGCACGCGCTTGTTCGGGGCACACCCCGAGCTCCAGCAGACGGCGGTACGACGTCAGCGCGCGGTTGCACGCGTCCATGTACTCGTTGTCCGCGGCCTTAGAGGCGACACGATCAAGCGCACCCGCGCTGCCCTGCTTGATGTTCTCACCGCGCCCACGCCACACGGGTGAACGGCTCTTGCCCCAGCACGTCGGCACGCTGTCGACGTACCGGCGACTCTCTTCGTTCCACACGATGCCGACGTTGGAGCGCATGATCTGGCGCGCGGTGAAGATGGGGACGTACAAGCGCAACCGGCACGAGGCGTGCGCCAACGGCGTCCAGTGGTTGTGACGGACGAGGTAGCGCACCAGGCGTGCGACGTCTTCGTCGGTGCGCCCGGACGCGCGGTCGGACGACACCCAGGCGGACTCAGCGATCGTGCGGTCGCTGCCGAAATGAGACAGCCCCTGGACGACCTCACCGGTCGCTAGCTCGACAGTCAGTGTCTCGGGGCAAACGGTTGTGAACGCCATGTTGGTTCTCCAGAAATCACCAGCCAAACTTCATCTTGCACATCCACGTCATGCACCCCGCGGCCCAGCCTACCGCGAAGATGAAGCCCACGACGAGCGCGGTGCCGGCCTTGTCGGCCGCGGTCATCGGGGCGTTTCGTTGCGCGAGATCAGCCCTCAAGTTCTGCTCAGCTTCCTTCCGGAAGTTGAGCTCCCTCACCAGGCGGTGGCACTCTCGGTCTGCGCTGCGGTACATCCCCTCGAGGATGCAGTAGTTGTTCGTGATCTTGTCGAGTGTCTCGATCATGGGGTCTCCTATTTCACTTGGTGCACGAGGGTGACGGCGTCCGGGTCTGCCAAGACCGCGTGGTGCGCTGCGATGACCTGAGCGCGCAGTGGTTCATCGTAGCCGATGGCGGTGTCCTGCTCGACGGCAACGCAGCGCGCCAACACAAGCGACGCCCGCTTGAGGGACGTCAACTCGGCGGTGACCCTGGCCAGCTCAGCGTACAGCTTCTCGCGGTCTGCCGGGGTTGTCGTGTCGACTTCGGGGTCCTCCAGGATGCGCATCCTCGTCTTGGCCTTGGCGACCCTGGCCAGGTCTCGCTCTCCGTCCCGGTAGCCCCGGACGTAGTCGGGCCAGTCTTCGGGTCGGATGCCCGCAGTGCGGCTGTACGCCCGGTCGTAGGCGTCCTCGAAGCCGCTTTGGTACGGCGTGCGTTCTTCAGGCATGCGTTCTCCCTGTACTGGTGTGCGGTGAATAGCTTCAGTATTCACCGCAAGCCTGTGTGCTTACAGTGTACACCCAATGTACACCATAGATACAATATCTCCTACACAGGTTAATCAGGTAGACCAGGTTTACCCAGTCTACCCGTTCTCTTCGTTCACTGAGTGCACTTGAGCAATACCGGACACTACCAGTCTACCTGGTTCACTTCAGGTGAACTGGTCTTCTCACACTGTGGAGGTCAACTCGACGTCGTGTCGAGAATCCGACTACACTGTCGTCGACTCCAGTGCTTTCGCCGCATCCAGCAGGTTCTTCGGCGAAATGTGGGCGTACCTCAGCGTCATGCTGTACGACTTGTGCCCGAGCCACTGCTGGACCACATTCAGGGGAATCCCCCGTTGGACCAGTCGAGAAGCGCAGGTGTGCCGGAGCGCGTGGAGAACGTCGTGCTCCCCGTTCAAGCCGCAGACCTTGCGGACGACAGCCCACCTCCGGTGAGCAGTGACCTTGGTGTACCCGAACCCCCGGCCGTCGAGCTGCGAAATGACGGTACGCACCCGTGCGGTCGCGGGCACTGAGCGGGGCTGTCCGTTCTTGGTCGTCGGGAACGTGACGTACGTCCCGTCGAAGGTCCACGGTTCACGCGTGCCCAGGGCTTCACCCAGGCGAGCACCCGTGTCGATCAGGAACGCGACGAGCAGTTGGAAGCGGTCGTCGCACGCTTGCAAGATGCGTGCCTCTTCGGCCTCGGTGTACCAGCGTAGGCGGCCGGTGGACTCTCGCTCGCGCGGCATACGCGGTGCCCTGGGGATGGCCCCGCGGTCCTCGGCGAGCCGCATCATGCGGCCGAGTGCCGAGAGATACCGGTTCACCGTGGAGCCCTTGAGGCCTTGGCTCTTCAGGGTATCGACCATCGCCGAAATGTCTGCGACGGTCAGCGAAGCGGGGTCCCGGTCTGGCCCCAGCAGATCCACGATGCGGTCGGCGATGTACGCGACGTTCTCGTGGTTCTGCTTGCCACGCCAGACCGATGCCTCGGTCTCGTCCCTGAGCCGGGCCATAGTCCACGAGGTGGACCCGCGAAATGCCGATGCGACGACGGCGTCGGGCTTCAGCCCCTGCTCCAGGCGGACCAAGGCGTACGCTTGCCACTGGGCGGCCTCGGTGAGCGAGGTGAACCTGCGTCGGTAGCGTTTGCCTCCGTGGGTCAGGTCCACCAGGTGGGTCCCAGACGATGTGGTGCGGATCATGTGCGGTCTACCTCCTCGATGCCGGGACGGCGAGACACGACGGGCCGGTGCTTGCGGAGCAGGCGGTACGCGGCGGCCTTGGTCTTCTGGTAGTCCCCTTCCCAGAGGGTGTGGTCGCCGATGTCCGGGCTCTCCAGGACGACGGAAGGAACCCACCTTTGCTCTCCCAGGGAGAAGGTGCATCGGGTGATTCGCAGAATGATCTTGAGCTTCATGGTGTCCTCCTGGAGTCTCCGAGCACTCCGGCCGAAATGCGATACCACAAGCCGTTGGCCTCGACCCACCAGCGGCTGTTGTTCTTGGTGAACGTGTACGACTCGCCTGCCTTCAGGACGACTGGCGGCTTGCCTGGGCCGTTGACGACGCGGGTTGTGGTCATGGTGCGGCGGGTCACGAGAGCACCTCGTCCACCACCTGGCGGAGCTGCACGAGTACGCACTCAGGCCGGTGCTTGACGCCACCAACGCCCGCTTCCCACCATCCGCCACAGCACGCGCAGTACACGTTGCCGTCGGTGTCCTCTCGCCGAGGTTCATCGTTCAGCAGCTCCTGCACAAGCGAGAGCAGCCGGTTCTCCTGGTCCTTGGTCATGTGAATATCCTCCGATTATGCAACGACCTCACCACGAGGCCGTAAAGCCCTCAGGAGCCGTCGGGCTGCTGGGGGCGGTGTTGGGTGGGCTTTGGCCCAAGAATCGCTCAGGAGCAATCGTGGAGCCCGTGGCGGGCACGCTGAGCGTACTTGGTCCGCCGGGTGACCAGACGGGCTTCCTTCTGCTCCGCAGACTCCCCTGCACGGGCGGTACGGCGGCGGGCGGCGTCGCGGTCGCGGGCGTCCCCCGCCTGGGAGGCGACCGGGGTGGCCCTCTCGACCTCCTCGTCCGACACGCCGATGTCGGTGAACGTCCGAGCATCCAGGCGGACGGCGGTCACGGTGCGGCCGGTGAGCGGGTCGCGGGTTTTGTACTGGCCCCGCTCTTCACGCAGAGCGGCTTTGACGGCGTCGGCCGTGCAGTACTTCAGCCAGGTTTCATCCAGGGTCTTGCCGGCGTCCAGGCGGCGTCTGCCGGCCTCAGTCAGGTGCACCCAGGCGGCCCCGAGATAGTCGGGTGCCTGCTTCGCACCGACAACCAGGGCAGCAGAGGCCTGGATCAGGGCGAGGTTGGCGGTCAGGAACAGAGAGATCACGGTAACGGCGGGGCCAGATACGCTGGTCATGGTGCAAACTCCGAACAGGCGAAGCCGTCCACAGTGGACGGGGAAAGCGGGTGCACCGACGTTGGCCGGTGTACCGCTGGTGGTCAGGTGGTGATGTTGAAGTACACCGCCAGATACCCATCCCGCGGTGAGATGCAGTTGCTGGAGTACTTCAGGTCCTTGGACTTGAGCACGGCCGTCACGGTGTCCCGGATCACCTCCCAGTCCTGAGAGGCGATGCCGGTGTTGTAGGGCAGCTCAATGATGAGCGTCGTACCAGTGCAGGTGGCGACTGCCTCGAAGTCCCGCAGACGCTTGTCCAGGTTGCGTTCGATGCTTGCCCGCAGGCGGGCTCCGATCACGGTGTTGGTCATGGTGCGAACTCCTGCAAACTGAGGTGAACCCGGTGCACGTTGCACGCGGGGAAGCCGGTGCCTGCCTTGTCAGGCAAGCACCAGGGGATCACGGGGTCTGGGCCGTCAGCACGCCGCAGGTCAC